GAGTTGAAATGTTCAACCAATTTGACACCATTGAACTCAGGATAATTATCATAATGACAATATACTGAAAGAATTGAACCATTAGCAAGTTGTAGACCGATTCTTCCTCTGGTTGACATTTGAATTGGTTGATTTGAGTGGTTACACTATAGAGACACTTTACACGTCCCCCCTTTGAGTTATTGTTTCAACTATAACAAGGTCTCTATACTTTTTCCATTTTCCATATGCTATATTTTTTATTCCTGATGTTGAATAACCATTATCTATTGCCCATCGTTGTAATCCACCCACAACAATTTCTTTACCATCATCATATACTATTCTCCAAGTTTTTGCTCTTGGATTATTGGCACCACTCACATCATATCCATTTTTATATCTTTCTTTCATCATTAGTTTGTTTCCCTCTATTTGTTGAGGAGAACAAGTTCCCTTCTTTCCTTTATTCCAAGGAGTGTTTCCTTTATTTGATTTTCCTATATTTTCTTTCCATTCTTTTGTGCGTTTCATTTTAGCACAAATTGGTGCTACTGGTTTATGTGTTTCAGTATAAATGTCAGGATTATCTTCTATCCAGATAGAACCATCTACACCAAAAAACTCATTCAGTGACTGAACGTTAATCTTCATCTGCTTTAATCGTGGTTATACTTATTTATATAAGAAAAGGGGCATTTCTGCCCCTAAATCTTACTTAAACAACCACGATTAAGCATCATTATTTATTCAACGAAAAACAACATTCACTCCAATGACTTTTGCAGTTGGATTACGTGCAAGTGCCGTAACTTTTGCATCCTGATTGTTATTTGCCTGCACCTGTTCCTTAAACACTTTTCCACCAACATAGAGATCGACGATGAATTTCATGAGAAAACCTTTGGTAAACCAGCAACAATTAGAAAAGATAAAAGAGCAACAATATCCCAACACTTATGGCGAATCATATATGGAATGGCAAGAGAATTGCCCACCAGATATAATCTACAACCTAAAGTTGTGTCGTGATACATTGTGATAATGTAGGCAAAACAGATAATAAAACTGGAAAGAATACGAGCACGATTTTCAATCATGTTTTGAACTCTCAATAGTTAAAGAGAAATAAGTCATTACCACAACTCCGATTCAATTACTTGAGAGAACACAACACCAATACTATCACAGAATCGTTCTGCTGCTTCCCACAGGGTTGCTGAACGATCATCTTCAAGTTCATCAGCATCCACACATAACTCTACCATATCAAAACCATTCGGAATCCAATAAGTGTGATCATTGTGACGATAGAACTCTACACCAACTTCAACCAAAGTAGGGTTGGTAGTGTGTTGAACGAAGGAAAGCATGATCTGAGTTTGGTGCTTACACTATAGAGACACTTTACACGTCCCCCCTTACTAACTCCAAGATTTCTCCAGAGTGAAGTTGAGTCTGCTAAACTCTGTGCGATTCACAACTTTGTATGAACCATACTTGTTAGTAATCACATATCCTTCGTGTTCACTACTGCGACCATCAATCTCGCAAGAAATGTTTCTGTCGGCACGAATGTAGAAGAACAAATCCATTTTTATGGACTCTACAAGTTTCCACAATCTAATCAGGTTCTTGTCACAATTACACTTCTCGGCAATTTCATACTCACACACTTTGCGATTCTCACGAATACAAAGGTTGATCTCTTTCTTGATCTTGACTGCTTCTTTTTCGGACACAAATTCACACAAAGTGCTCATCTGTCGGGCAAAGTTACAGAAATCAAGAATATCTTCACGATCATCAGTTAAAGACACTCTAGGACGCACCCATAAGACTGTAGAACAGGCACGAACTTTCGCACCGAAGGATGCACTACAATCACGAAGATTGCTCCCAGAATAGGTTGTATGAGGGGCAAAGATAATCGGTTGAGTGATTACTTTTGGAAACTTATATGTGATAGTATTGGGGCAATAAGTGTCAGAACCACCATAACCAATAAAGTCTCCCTGAATAATACCAGAGATGCGTGGCAAATAATCATAACAAGCATGAAGAATTTCTGCAACTTTACCCGTATGATTTACATCAATTTCTTCATGGGAATGATTGATTTTGATTTTGATTTTATTGAAGACACTTTTAGTGCCCACAAAGAATTTACCATTCTCTGGGTTTGTACCAAAAACTATTGCAGGAGAACCATCAATTTTAACGGTAATCTTTGATTTTGCAGTGAACCAATTCAGTACAGATAGGTCACCTGCAAGAATACAATCTTCTGGATGTTCTAAGTGTGTGTTCTTCATGGGATTAGTTAGATTTTTTCATTCCAAACTCGTAATGCCTCAAATCCATTTTCGTCCGTACCCATTTCATATTTAATTGTCCAATTAGGTTGGCAAGTGAATGTTGCTTCAATACCTTTCATTCCAACATGATAGTTTTTACCTGCTGCCCAAGATGATTTGTTGATTCGTAGAACAGTTTGATGTGCCATAATTTTTTGGTTTGTGGTTACACTATAAGGACGCTTTGTGCGTCCCCCCTTCTTTCAAAAATCCAAATACCTTTCAATTGCTTCATCAATGGAATTTGATAATTTTAGAGGTGGTAAAATAGAATTAACTTCACCAATATTACATTGATAATAGTCACCAAGTTTTAATTCAATCATTGCACCATCTGCACCTTCTTGATATAAAGAACGGGCAATTTCATCTTCCACAATTACAACACGACGAGCAGTAAGATCAATTGCCAAAAGATAATCGTAAGTGGAATTTTGTTTGAAATCTTCAACTGTCTTTGTTTCAGAAAGAAAAGATTTGACCTTAAACTTTTTAGTAGCATTAATATCTTTACGTCTATAAAATAAATTCTTTCCCATCTTCATTTCAATCTTAATAAGTTTCTGATTATTATCCTCCCAGACAAAATCATATCCGTTTTGATCAACTCGTATAAGATTTGAGAACTTTGCGAGTGCTTTTTCTACAGCAGTTGAACGGGCAAAGTTATCAGCATTAGAGCAGAATCCTTTATCAGAATAAAGAGAATCAACAACACCAAAAACTTTACTCCAGTTTACACCAGATTCTAAATGGTCAATTAGATGTGTCATAAAAAATCATTTGGTTTGAAGGGTTGACCATTACACTATAGGGACACTTTACACGTCCCCCCTTGAGTTTATTCTATGGGTAGTTGTGCAACACTCTTACCCTTTCTTAAGGAATCAATATATTTCCTTGCAGAACTTTCAGTTCTACATAACTTCAACTGTTGCCCATCATGTAGTATCATAAGTTGCCCCCCGAAAGGTATTGCTGCATACACACCCTTATCAATCAAGAATCCTTCATTCATTTGTGTTACTTTCCAAAAAATCAGTGTTTTTGTTTGTGGTAAATGACCTATCACACCCCTAGGATAGAATCATCAAAAAATCAGGTTTTTACCCCAGTGGTAGACAGGGTTCTCATTGGGTCTTAGGTGAAACTTTGGATGGGGCAGGTGTTGCGGCAGTTCTTGAATATCGTTGGGTTCCACCCAAAAATTGCATAGCAAGCACAATTAGATGTTCTATTTGCATATTCATCGTTATGTGAAACATTGAAGGTTTGGTGAAGATATGCTTCAATCAAATTAGCATGTTCTCTTGTTTTACAGACTGCTAAGATTTCTTTTTGAGTTGGTTCAAAGGTTTTGTCTTTGTATGATCCAAGATATGGATCTTCTTCTGGAGTACAATCGTAACAGGTCCTACTTCCAATATATTTTCTACCCCCATTTTCATAAGAGAGGTAAACATAGTGGGTCTTATTCATCGGGTCACCACCGATATTGCTGGTTCACCTTTGTTGAATATGATATCAACAACTGCCTGAACAGATTTAGCAGTGGAGATACCAACTCTATTGTAAACAGGAACAACAACCAGACCAAACTTCTTGGATTCATCACCAAGTCTAATCACTCTTCCGATAGTCTGCGAAATGGAAATGTAGTTCATATTGCGCATAAACAATACTGCTTCCAATCCTGATACATTGATGCCCTCAGATAGAATGCTATGATGTATCACAACAAACTTCTTGGATGAATCTTTGCCCCAGGCATTGAGAGTATCAAAAAATACCTCACGATTGACTTTCTTGCCGTCAATGACAGAACCAGTCTTGGCAGTAATCATCATCCAGGAATATCCACGTTTCTGTAGTTCAGAACAGAAAGGAGATTGTGATATCAACCCAACGATTTGCTTGGTGCTGCGAGCACAAATCAGAATCTTGCTGATGCTCTGATCATCAATCGTTTCCAGTAGATTGTCTGCATCTCTCTCATATATCATCTGCTTGTCTTGCACCATCGCAAGTTGCTTGATGACAACTTTAGGGGGCAATATGTAACCTTGATTCACCAATTCAGGAGCAGGAACTTGACAGATGACATTACCATAAACCTCAGGAAGATTCATTCCTGGTTTAGACACCGTAAGAGAATGTTTTGGAGTTGCAGTCATAAAGTAGCAACGATTTGCATTCGCAGAGAAGTGCTCTGTTGCAGGGAAAAAGTTGCGTTTGACGGAATTATGTGCCTCATCAAAATATATCGTATCAACATCAATCTCGGCATCAACCAGACGTTGAAGAGAGTTATAGGTTGTGAATACCAACTTGTGACGTGAGTTATGAGTACCCACCCACTGACGGATTGTATCCGGATTTGTGGTGGATTCGTGATGAGTTTCTCCACTGTGAACGTGAAGAACTTCTGCATTCACAATGAACTCCAGAAACTCACTGGATAACTGCTCTGCAAGCAGAATGCGAGGGCAAACAACAACAATGGTCTGTGGAGTTTCTTTAGCAAACTCTTTGAGTGCATCAGCAATCATAGTAAGAGTTTTCCCTGCCCCAGTTGGTTTTATGAGTTGACCTTTGTTGTGCTTGGACATAGCATCAACACCACGAAGTTGATGGGGGCGAAGAGAAATCATTGGTTTGGTGATAATGATGAAGTTCAGTTTGCTTGTGTTTTTAGAGATTTAAGTTGCTCCTGAATACTGAGCATTGCTGAACGACTATATCCTGTCGCATAAGGATAAGATAGTTCACTACGTTTGGATTTGGAATCTACATTATAGCAAACATTAATCGCATCTGCAAGATGTTCAATCAGAGTCTCAAGAGTTGTGATCGGAACATTCACAGTTTTCATAATTTTGAAGTAGTTACACTATAAGGACACTTTATGCGTCCCCCCTTATAATCATTTAGAAGTATATTTGTTCTTAAGTTCTTTTTCAGATTTAATTGGAGGTTTTCCTTCTTTCTTTCTCTTTGCGTTCACTGAATCAATAACCTCATCTCTTAATGCACGTTCACCTTTTTTAACAGTTGCTTTTTGTTCTTTATTTGAGAGACCAGATGGTTTAGGTGGAGTATATCCAGGAGCAGGTTTTGGTGCTTTTGTTTTAGTTGATAGAAGTGAAGATGCCCCTCTTTCTAAATCTCTTGGTTTTGGTTTAGTTTCTGTTGAAGATTGACCAGATTTTTTTGCGGCAATTCTTTTCAGTGCTGCTTTCTTTCTTTCTTCCTTTGATGCTGCCATTAGTGCTGCTGCAACTTTACTAGACCCACGTTCTCCTTCTGGTTGTTGAACTGTTACAGATGTTGGTTTTGGAACACCAATATCTTTACGATCTTTATATCTTTTACGAGGTGCAAACTTACCACCACCAATTGCTTTTTTTCCTGTAACTTCTGGATCAGTTTTTGTTCTTTTTCTACCGATACGTCCACCCTCACCAGGACTAATTATTTGTGCCCCAGACCTAAACTCAGCATCGTATGCTTCTTTACAAAATTCAGGAAAAGACTTCATTTTAGCAGTGTGGAGAACCTTTGATATATTTATACCATAAAGCACCTTCCCACCAAAAAGGCAGGAAGGTGGACACTTCTCAAACTGATTTTTTAATCAATACTCTTCGTCTTCAATTACCTCCTCGGTAGGTGAAACTTTTGGTCCTTTTGCTACGAGATCATTTTCTTTGAAGAAACGTATTCTTTCGTGTCGGGCAAGAGTCAAAAGTTCATACTTTTCTTGTTGCTCTTCTGTGAAGTTGAAGTTTTGTTTCCTCCAAGAATCACGAAGTTCTTTGAGATGAGGCAGAACGTTTACATTGTTGGTCATTTACTTGTTGAGGGGTGATTTGTAGAAACGTGTGAATGCAGTTACGATAATAATCAGTGTGGAGATAACACCGACAAAACCCAAATAGGTTACGGCATCACCAGTGAAATTGAAAGTGTCGGGAGTCATCATTAGTAATCAATGTTTGAGTTGAGATAATCATTGACATCGAACTTTTCATCTTGTTCGATAGATTCGTTCATCTCCTCTACAAAATCAAAAGAAGAGAACTCTTCAATTGAAATGTCATCAAAGTCGTCCATTTGTTTTCGGTGGTTACACTATAGGGACACTTTACACGTCCCCCCTTTTAGTTACGATTTAACAATTAAGATCTCATGAGACTCTTTTTTACTATGAGACACACCACGATCTTCCTTATTCTTTCCGACTCTTGTTTCTCCTGCTTGATATGAATAGTGCCATTTGGGATAATGTAACTCAAAGTCTTTATAATACTCACGGATTGTTTCGCAGTTATTATATGAGAGAATAAAACTACCTTTGTGATTATGTAACAAATCTCTCAACTTTTCATGATCAAATCCTTTATGATGCACATCAATGTTACAGTTAGGATACATTCCTTTTAACATCTTATTATCAGAATCCTTTTCCAAATAATATGGAGGGTCAAGATATAACAAATCATTTTGATAGTGTGGAATTACTTGATCAAATGTTTGTTCTTCTACATGTAGTTTAGGATTGTGATAAGATCTGATGTAATGTACCATCTTATCCCATTTTGTTTGACTTTCATATATTTTACTTATCCACCCCATATACATCGGACCATAAGAAAGATTATGATTAAAATAATAATATGCAGCAGCAGTAATGCTATCTAAATGAATAGGAGTACGTTTGTAATGATCAGTATTCCAATCTTTAAGCATTTCTTGTGTATAATCCCACTTAAGTAAAAGATCTTTAATTTCTTCGTATCTTTTTTTAGTAGGAGACAACTCCTGAAGTTTATCTGCAAACTCATTTGGTGAGATTAGCAAAACATTCCAGAAGTTGACAAGTGCATGAAAAATATCAAACCCATAAACATCAATATCTAATTCAGATGACCACTTAGACTCTAAACTACCTCCACCAATAAATGGTGAAATAATTCGTTGTGGATATGGAAGTTTTGGGATATGTTCAGTAATGATTTTATATGCTTTAGATTTACCACCAGCATATCTAATTGGTGTTTTCATACTCGGGGATCTGAGAATTTACTTGAAATCTTGACTGCATCAGAAATAGTTTCTTTACCAATGCGATAAGCAGAGGCAAAGTTTTGTGCTTCACAATATTCTGCATATTTTTCTAGAATAAAGTATAACACATAACGATTAGATTTCCTATCAGTGAATGGTTTCACCAAACCATCTTGTGAGATAACCACAGGGAGAACTTCAGTTATATATTTAAAAAACCTCTGTTTTCTCCCATTGGTTAAAGTATCAACAAACTCTTGCAACAGGACCATCGAACGAAGTGCAGTTCCATTCACATACTTTGTATTTGGAAATAGTTTTTTCCAAAGTCTATTACCCCTCAAAATTTTATCAAAATTGTCACTGCTATAATCAATAGTCATGAACCAAAATTGATAGAATCCTTTTAATTCCAGTGCATCATCTTCAGTAGAACCAAAAGATCCATCCACAATAAGATTCAGAGACAAGAGAACTTCCTGAACCCAAATTGCTTCTGGTTCTTTCCAAATAACACCTGCACGAATTTCTTCCAGTTTTGAAAGTTTTTTCCTAAAAGTATTAAGTTCGGTAAAAATTTTTGCTTCTGCCTCTTCACATTGCTGAAGAGTATAATCTTCGGGGTGCCTAATAATAGCACTCATATATGGATCTTCTACACAACTTTGTAGATATTTGATTCCCTTGTGTTGTCCATCAATGACTCTTGAACCACGTTCAGATTCAGGCAGAGAATCTGGCCGAATGGCAATCACCATTGGAAGAAGTAGTGTCCAATTCATTTGTCCCTGCTTTTTTAACGAAGATGCAGAGAGCAACCTTTGGTATTTTACTTCTGGTAAAAGTATCTGCACCTCAGTGCGTGTTAATTCTTTATATTCTAACTTAACTCCCATCGCACCAGTTGGTACGTTTAAATAGGCGAATTGTTGAGCAAGTTGCTCTAGAGTCTTAGACATAATAAATGCCTCCTTGGCATATTTTTGTTTTTGTATACACTATTTTGTGTATACGAATATTATATATGGGATTTTTAATTTCGTCAAGCAGAAACTACTTGATATGTTAGGTTTTCTTTAATAAAAGGATAAAGACCAGAAGCACGAACACCATGATTCATAGAACCACAATGATCTTTACCTCCACGAATCTCAAGATAAAAAATTTCTTTGTTCTCGGCACAAACAACTATTTTTGCACCATCAGTCACATGAACTTCATAATTAGAGTTTACATACAAATTAACCACATCTTTCATGTCATAAACAAAAGCATCTTCATCAATGTTTTTAAGAATTACTAACTTGTTTGCATCATAATTGTCACTAAACACTTTCTCAATTACATAACGAAAATTGTCTTTATTACGCAACCAGTTTGCTGCATTTTCAGCAGCATTAGAAAATACAGAAAAGAGTTCTGTATTTACCATATCATTGTTTTCAAATTTGAATTTGCGGTGGTTATATCCTGCAAGTTGAAACTTATAGACAGGATTGTTATTACCATAAAATTTCTCACTTTTATTTAATCTAGAAAGAAGTAACTGAATATTTTTTTCAGCACCTTTTACAGAGTAACGTAAATTTTCTTTAATAATATCAGGTTTTTGTTGTCCTTTTACAACATATGCAATGTTTCCTAAACGTTCAGCAAATACATCTTCTTTTTTATGCCCACCCTTTTTAACTTTAGATGCTAGATCACTAGTAGGAGCATGACGAGATCCATCATAACCTGATACAATAGTCATAATAATTTGTTTGGTTGGTGGTTACACTATAGGGACACTTTACACGTCCCCCCTTAAGTTCTTATTTTGCACTTTCCTTGAAAAGATTTACATTACTCCAATCCTTTTTATACACAATCACGCATATATCCGCAGCACGATGAACTCCTACAGAAGTGCAGACACTCATATAATCATCACAAACAAATCGGACTTCTCCAATAAAGTTTTTATGTTCTACAATTACTCCCACTGCAAATGAGTTCATCTAAATGCTCTCTCCAGAGGTGTGATTTTGATTGGCATTGAAGTATATTGTGTAGTATTTTTAAAGTCTACAAGTTTACCAATGGTCTTACTATTTACAGGAGAATGAAACTTATAGGTCTTATAATTATAAAATCCCCATATGGTCTTTGTGAGTTTACCATTATTATAAGTAAATTCACGAGAGCAACATAACCAAATCGCAAATACATCACGTTTGAACTGTTCTACAACATAGTAATGATCTTTTGGTGTTTTATGTAGAAACTGTGGAATCAAATCAATTGAGAGGGTCATCAGGAATGGAGAGAGCATCATAATCAGGATACATTACACTTACAATATATTGTGCTAAATCACGATTCGGAGCAATCACATCCACCGACACATCCAGATGATTAGGAACATCTTCGGGAGAATCTTGCATCGGCAGGGATATATCTACTCTCCAGACACGACCATTCTTGAGATGTGCCTCATAATCAACAATCATATCAGCACTCATTTGTTTTTT